GGTGGCAAGTCCGTTCCGATCAAGTACAATGGTCAGTCTTTTCAGGTCCGCATTCCTCGCATCTACTATCCTGCCGGTGTTGTGGTTCGCACGGACGAGCAGTCCGGTAAGCGTAACTACAGTCTCCTGGCCTCACTCAAGAGCTGTGATTCCTATGCCAAGGAGCGTAGCACGGATGGCACCGACATCGGTGCCTTCTACAACTTCTGCCTGGATTTCCAGGAGAAGCTCATTCAGCACTCGATGGTGAACTCTGGCAAGTGGTTCGGTAAGGCCAAGTCAGAGGCGGTTCTCCGCGAGACCATGAAGCCGATTCTCACGCCGAGCGTTGAGAAGGTCAATGGCGAGTGGGTTCCGAATGGCAAGTATCCGCCGTCTCTCCGCATGAAGATTTCAATCTGGGATGGCCAGGTCGGAATGGATGCGGTTGATGAGAAGGGTAACGCGATTGTTCTCGCGGAGGACAATCTCGAGCAGGTCTTCGCTAAGCGTATCGAGGGTCGCATGGTTCTGGCCCCGAGCGTCTATGTCACGGGCACGGGCTTCGGTGTGACCTGGCGTGTTGTTCTGGCCAAGGTGTTCCCGCCGTCGCGTGTCGGTGCCAAGGCCGCCTTCGCGGACATCAAGGAGCCCGAGGATGATCCTGAGGACAAGCCGGCGGCACTCAACATGCCGGTGGCGAGTGCGTTCCCGGATGAGGAGCTTGATGAGGAGACGAATGAGGAGGTTACTCGGGCACCGACTCCTCCCCCAGCACCCGCACCAGCTCAGGTGCCGGCGGGTCCAAAGAAGGCACGGAAGGCTCAGGCGGTTCAGTAAAGCCAAGCAGTGACCATACGGAAGAGCCCTTAGGGGCGGTGTAGACAACCATTCGGTCGTCAATGAAAAACACCTTTTCCTTTTCGGGGAAGTCAATCGGTGCGGCTACGCCACATGGAAACGGAGACATGGATGCGCGACCGCACTTGGCACAGCTATGCACTGTGGGTCGCTGAAGGAGCATGTCAAGCGTAACAACACGCATCGATCCACGCAGACACCGTTCGAGAAGACGTGTGGGCGTTGTCCATCCCTCAGACAGACACTGTTCATACGCATGAGTCGGCATTTCCGTCCAGATTGTCTCGCCCTCGGTCCATCCGTCCTCCTGGAGAAGCGTGCCAAAGGCATTGTCCTTGTACCACAACAGATGGACGGTGCTGGGCTTATCAAGTGCGTGCTCGGATACACCCACTCGGTCTAGGCCCTCGGAGTCGTAGAGCCAGTACACATTCGCATGCGTATAGTTCGGGTCTCGTGCCCCGCGATAGACCTGTCGCCCTGCCATAGTCCACAGGTCAGACACAATGTTGATATCGTGTTCCGTGATATCCGTGTCTACCTCGTAGACAACGGACCGGTCGATTACTGAGAACATTGTTACCTCACGAGAGTTGAGCCAACTCAATCAAACGTAACCTTGACCGGCACATCATGGATGCGGACAGACTTGGTGGCAGACCGACTCAACTCATGACGCTTGCGACGCTCAGAGTCCTTGGGCTGGATGACATGCGAACACTCCTCCATATCCGCATGAATCTCATCATAGTGGGCATCCAGGTAATCAAGGACCTCATCCTGAATAGCCCACTCAAAGAAGTTCAGCTGCCCCACTGTGGTATCCAGCCCGCGGAACTGAATTCGCTTCCATCGGCAGAACGGGTCAAACATCTTTTTGTTGTACGCCTTGAGGTGCGACTTGTACACCAAGTACACAATGACGTGATGGTTCGACTTAGCCATGAACGAGACATTGCACTTCTTTGAGTAATTGGTAACAAACCAATCCAGTAGCCTGAGGCTTAACCTTGACTTACCCGTCAGCACCTCCTCTACGCGGCGAAAGTTCTCGGGATCTGAGTAGAACTTCTCAAGACGGTGAAGAACCCACTGGTCTTTGCTCTGAATCGTCTCCATATCGATTCTGTGTTCCAGCACTGAAAATGAGTTTTCCGGCTTGACGCACTACTAAACGCATGGAGGCTGTCGTAACTGAATGGCTGAAGGAACCACCGTATACTCACATGAAGAACCGCCTGAAGCCGCTTATCATGTTGATTACCCTTCTCGCACCTACCGTTAGGTATACGCAGGCCCGGCGTCGTGTATTTGCCGCAGTGGAGGAGGCGATGAAGGGCGACCTTGGACACATGTGGGTGCGTGACCGATGTATGCGGCGAACCATTCGCGTCTACGGAATGAATGACCAGCGGACATCTGCGTGGCATGCCAAACGAGGTGAGATGGTGACGGCTTCCGAGGTGTCGGGTGTCTTTACGGGTGGTGAGACGCGGAGAGCTCTTGTGCTGCGCAAGCTTGAGCCGCCTCAGCCAACAGGCAGCCATCCAATCTCCGCTCTGATTTGGGGAACACGCTTCGAGCCAATTGCCAAGGCCATGTACGAGACCGAGACGAAGTGTTCCATCGTGGATGTCTCATGTGTCCAGCATCCCGTTCACACTTTCCTGGGTGCGTCTCCCGACGGTATCATCTTCCCCAATGACCCGAAGGACATTCACCGTCGCGGTCGGCTGGTCGAGTTCAAGTGTCCGATTTCGCGTCCTCCCTCGGATGGAATTCCGGATGCCTACGTGCACCAGATGCAGATGCAAATGGAGTGCACGGGCATTGACGAGTGTGAGTATGTGGAGTTCCGGTTCAAGCAAATCTTCTCATCCGAGTGGCTGAGTGCGTCGGGCGTCAAGGGAGTCTTCGCAGTCTTTGATGACCAGACAGTTGAGTACAAGCCCATGGAGATGGCACTCTCTGACTGGGTGCCGACGGTAACGGACCGTGAGCCGCAGTACATTTATTGGCGTCTGGTCTCCACAAAGAAGGAGTTCCTTCCCAAGGACACGACGTGGTTGCCCCGTCACCTTCCCGCTCTTCGCGAGTTCTGGGACGAGGTGCTTCTCCATCGTGCGGCTGGCACTACGCCGCCACCTCCTCCGTCAAAGGTTCCTGCACTGGACATTTGATAACGCCAGGAAAGTAGTATCCGGATTGTGGATACCACCCGGCCGTATACCACCGGTCGGGCATGACGATTTTTCGGCTTGGATTCAGATACGCCCCCCACCACGAGAAGGACGAGTTCGCACAGATCCCCCCTTTGCATTGGCTCATGAGGTAGAGCGTGTCAATCTCTGGATCGTCAACCAACGTGTACTTCACATTGGCCAACCATGGACGTGCCTTTGCATACGCTACATCGTTCGTAACCACAAGGAAATGTGCATCGGGGAAGTGTTCGATGGCACGTTGGTAATATCCGTCCAAGTGGATGCCGTGGACCGCATGCCCAACATAATCGCCGCCTCGAATGTGGAGGAATATGCTGTCTTTCGCGGGATAGCGAGTCAGCACGTCGGGCGAGAACTGCAACCGAGACACAAACTCGGGGTCAACGTATCTCCAATCCTGAAAGTATCCGTTCATCTCTGGGTTGGGACTCCACCGGAGCAGACCTCTCCAATCCATATACGTCATGGAAGGTTCGGCGACCTTGGACGATGGACGCAAGTCGGAATGCAGAGCCTTGAACTTACTTAGAATTGTATCAAAATATGACACGTCTGAATGCGGCGATGGGTTGGCAACCGTCTGGATGTATGGAGTACGACCCGTCCGCCGTGCCACGTGCAGAAGTGCGGCGAGCTGGAAAAGTTGATTCCCAAGCCCGCCGACAAGTGCAACCGTCACAGAGAGGGGCATTTACGTATGAACGACGCTGATTCCTAAATGGTACTCACCTTTGTCACAGCGTTTCTGGACCTCCACGAGTCGAGGCCAACGGACCGAACACCTGAGCGGCGTATGGAGTTTTTCCGGATGCTGAACGATACCGGTGTACGCATTCACCTCTTTGTGAGTCCCGAGTATACCGACATGGTAGAGGTGACAAATGGTGTGAAGGAGGTGATCTGCCTCGAGGACCTGGATACCTATCGCCTCGCACCACCCGGCCTTCCCGACACGCGTAATGAGACGCACGACACTCGCAACTTTCTGATTCTGATGAATGCGAAGATTGAGCTGGTTACGCGAGCCATGGATTCTATGCAGCATCGGGGCGACCACTACGCATGGATTGATTTCAATATCTTTCATGTGTTGGAGCCGGTGCGTGGAGCCGAGCAGATTCGGACACTGTCTACCCGAGTCTATCCAGACACCTGCATGTACGTACCTGGATGCTGGGAAAGGGGTGTGCTCTGGTCATCTGTGAACTGGCGTTTCTGCGGAGGTTTCTTTCTGGGAGATGTTGCCTCGCTCAACGCATTTTATTTTGCCCATAGATCCGAGTTTCAGATGTGTCCTCACCTGTCATGGGAAGTCAATGTATGGGCCCACCTCGAAGAACTGGGTTGGACGCCGACATGGTATGCCGCTGACCACAACAACCGCATTCTCGACGTGCCTCGCCTTCCAATTGTTGCCAGCCTCACCACCATTCCTCCCCGAGAGGCCGAGTGCCGTGCGGCAATCGATTCGCTTCTTCACCAGGTTGACCGGGTCTACGTAGCCGTGTCGCATACCTATCATCGGTTCGGCGAGTACAGCCCACCCGAGTACCTGATGCAGGAGCCCTATGCGTCAAAGGTTACACTGTGCTTCGGAGAGGATTATGGGCCTGCGAGCAAGTACATTGGGACCACCCCGCCGAGAGATGCGTGGGTCTTTGTTGGCGATGATGACCAGGAGTATGCCCCGAATCTCATTGAGCGAATGATGTGGTCTGTGTCGCAGATTGGTATTTATCAGAACCACTATGAGTCCATCAAGCAAAAGACGTCGGGTGGCATGGTCCACGGATATGTTGGAAACATTGTTCACACGTCTATTCTGAGGGAGCTGCGAAGGTTTCCACTTCCCGAGTGTGCTCGCTTCGTGGATGACCAGTGGGTATCGATGTACTGCCGTCTCAACAATGTCCCAGTGCTGCCAACTGAAGTGGAATTCTACGAGGAGATTTTCAGGGTCACAGAGAATGGCCACGAGAAACTTGGAACCCATTCACTGTCGGGATTGGGTACGCGAGGAGACCGAGTGCGTGAACTCGAAGAGTACTTTGGCGTTTCCTTTTTAGACAAGAAGGTCTGAGAAGAAGCAATGCACTGCTTTTACATCAACCTCGACCGCCGAGTAGACCGCCGGCTAGAGACGGAGACTGAACTTGCTCGGATGGGTATGACGGCTGAGCGGTTTTCGGCGATTGAGCGTAGTCCCGGCGGACTCGGGTGCACACAGTCGCACATTGAAGTCTTGAAACTAGCACGGTCTCGCGGATACGAGTCTGTGATGGTCCTTGAGGATGACTTCTCCTTCGTAGTGAATGAGCAAGAACTCGCAGATGCGTTCCTCCACCTTCCCGAGACGTTTGACATGGTACTTCTCGCTTTCAATCTGATTCGTGGAGATCCGGTTACACCATACCTCGGCCGTGTTCAAGAGGCACAAACGACGGGCGGGTACATCATCCACTCGCGGTACTACGATACCCTTATCAACCGATGGTCGGAGGGACTGGCATTGTATGAGCAGAATCCCGACACACACTGGCTGTATATTCTCGACCAATACTGGAAGCCATTGCAGATGGTGGACGAGTGGTACTACTTTCTCAAACCCGTGGGCATGCAGCGTCCGAGCTGGAGTGACCTTGGACATCAGTTCATGAACGAGTACCACTAACAGCACCACCATTTCCGCATCGGCGATGCGAACTTGACGTTCCACTGGTCAATCGTGTAGTGATTGCCCATGCTGACATTGCAACGACTGCAGATAGGTACAAGGTTATTCACTGTTGTCTCACCGCCCTTGGACTCAGGGATATTGTGACCGCATTGATAGTCAAACACATTCATCCGATTCGTGCACCACACAATCTTACACTTTGTCTCGAACCTTGGGCCGACTTTAAGAATCCACACCTGTTCACGAAGGGCCTTGGGAATCTTCATTATGTCTTCTCACATCACCGCTGTATATGCGTTTACTCGCCACGGCGTGGCAATCCCCTTGGCGGCCTCAACAAACGAAGAGAAGGGCATGTGATTCGTCCGCTGTGCGTGCGACGAATGTTCGACCTCCTGTGTCCGCTTTGCTTGAGATTGGTCAAGCAGTTCGGGTTGAAACTTTTCCTGTGCCCCAGACATGGTCCACGCGGCCCACAGAACGACAGCTCCGGCAATGAGGGCAGCAATGTGAAGCATTGTTCTAACTCGGGTATAAAAAACGAACTCTTTCCAGTCTACTAGATAGAAGAACACAATGGAGGACAAGGCTCTCTCGATTCTACGTATCCTCTTTGAGCGTCGTAAGCTCGCAAACGACACCAAGCCCGTCGTTACCGGGCTGAAGGATGTGAGTGCCTACACGATGGGCGACGCTCTGGTCATCTTCAGCCAGAAGGACAAGATGCTCGAACGCGATGTGAATACGTACATTGCCTATGCGAAGGAGAATGAGTACACCAATGGCATGGTGGTTGTGCCAACCTCCAAGCCGTCTGAGAACCTGCTGAACATTATTCGCTCGACCGTGCCAGAGAAGGGGTTTCTCCAGTTCTTCCACCTCCGCGAGCTCCAGATGGACATTACGACTCACCGCATGTCCGTACCTCACCGAATTCTGTCACCGGAGGAGGCGAAGGTTGTGTTGGACAAGAATCGTATTGTCAAGCCAGAGGACCAGCTTCCGTGGATTGACTCGCAGGATATTCAGGCTCGTCTGATTGGTGCAAATCCGGGCGACATTATCGAGATCATTCGCCATAGTGACACGGTTGGCAAATGCACGTACTACCGCTATTGTGTGGCGGACGTAAATGTTGCCTAGACATAATGCCATCGTGTGCATCGGGAACCGCATTCGATCCGATTACCAAAACATGTATTAACTGTGCGACGGCATGGGAGTTTGCTAGAACACAATTCGCATCGGGGAAAAATCCATGGCCCGATCCCGCCACAGGAGATTCACCCTTTTTACATGCTGGATTACTCCCCCCGAGAGAGTGTCCGACACCATCCTGGTTTACACCGGACGTATGGAGGTGGAATGTAAGTGGTCCACCTCCTGCGGTTGTGATTGCAGCTGCAAGGGGTGCGGTGCCCGCGACCGACCCAACAGCTACGGGCAACATGGCTGACCTGGAAGCCGAGTACCAGAAGCGGAAAACAGTCTATGACAATCTGGTCCAAAACGCCCTTGCCAACAATGACCAGTCAAAGATCGACGCCATCGCAGCTGCACAGGTGGCCATGAGTGACTCGCTTAACAAGATGATGGCCGTGTCGGCAAAGTCGGGCACAGAGCCCCAGCAACAGGAACTCATTCACCGCATCATGGAGATTCAGCGTGACTAT